CGCGGCGTATTGTTCCGAACCCTCGTCCATTGATTCAAGTTGTTCGGTCAATTCGTTTTGTTCACGCAACGCGTCATTGTATTCGGTTTGTGCGGCGGTCAATTCGTCTTGTGCCGTTTTGTATTCGACTAATGCGGCGGTCAATTCCGTTTTCGATGCCGCGATGTCGGCAAATGATTTGTGCAGTGCGGTAAACGGATTTCGTGACGCGATTTCGTTTTCCATTGATGAAATCGCATCTTGAAATGTTTTGATTTGTTCCGCCGACATTTCGTTTGACGCTTGTTTGAAATATTGTTTGACCTTTTGTAATGCGAGTTCAATTGACGGCAATGATTGTTCATCAAGGTTGCCGAACACAACGTCCCATTGAATTGAATCCTTGAATTTGTCGATGTCGATGTTCGCCAATTTCGTTTCAAATGCACGATTGATGTTGTCGAACACTTCATCATACGCATCACCGGATATTTCCGCCGGAATCGAGTTCAACGCTTGCGTGTATTGCCGCATTACTTGTTCGATTTTTTGTTCGTCCGTGCCGTATGAATCGATGAATGAATCCAACGATTTTTGTCGTGCATCGGCGATTTGTCGCGCAATTGAATCGTTGATTGAAATTATCATTTCTTGTGCCTTTTTGCCGACATCGGTCAATTGTGATGACAATGCGGTTTCGACATCATCGATTTGCACGCCGAGGATTTCGGCAACAAAATCATCGACCGATTTTTGACCGTCATCGGATTGCGCCCAACCGTTTTCGGTCGCGCCTTGTTGCGTCATATACGCATCATGCAACATTTGTTTACGTTCGGTCGCAAGTTGCGTCAACGCATTGCGCCACGCATCGATGCGTTGTTGTCCGTTGTAACGAATGTTCGTTATTTCTTTACCCAATCCGTCCGCCAAACCATTAATCATGTCTTGCGACAATTGCGCGTTCGCGTCTTTGATGTATTTCGATACTTTGTCTTGATATTGTTGAATTGCGGTTTGTTGGTCGCGTGCCGCTTTTTCGGCATCAAACGTTTTACCCGAACCCGAACCGGACGCGGTTTTTGATTTCGGGTCGATGTGAACAACATCAAAATTGTTTTCTCGTTGATATTTTTCGAGTGCGGCTTTTTGAACGTTCATTTGTTCCTCCCAATATTTAACTTCCTCTTCCGCTTCTTTTTTGATTCGTTCTTTGCGTTCCTCATTCGATTCACCGAACCAACGTGCCGGATTGTACCACCCACGGTCAAATTCGCCGTTTTCCGCTTTGTTTGCGATTGCCAAAGATTCGACATACGCCTCGACATATTTGTTCAACAATCCTTGTTGTGCGGCTTTCATGCGCAACATTTCGCAATACGCCGGACCTCGTTTTTCGAGTACGGATTCCCATTCGGCTAATGAATCATAATAACCGAGGGCATCACCGTATTTTGAATTTAATTCATCGACTTTTTTACGTTCTTGTTCCTTTGTGCCGGTGAAATTTTTGCACGCATTGATGTTGTCATCGAGTGCAACTTTTTCTTGAATATATGTTTTTGCCGCGTCTTCGTTGATTTTGTTCAAATCTTGCGTATGTTTGACGGCATCGTCTTCGGTTGTGCATAAATCAACAATCCACGAAACAAGTTCGCCGACCAACACAATCAACGCGCCGATTCCGGTCGAAATCAACGCCAATTTCAACACACGCATCGCGGCGGACAACGCCGTTGTCGCAACGGTCGATGCGGTCATCGCGCCGGTATGCGCGGCAGTGGCGGCGGTCGCGCTTTCGGTCGCGGTCACATTGCCGGTTTGCGCGGCGGAATTTGTTTCGGTCGCTGTTGCATTTTTTTGTGTTGCGGCGGCATCGGCTTGTTCAACCGCTTCATGTGTTTCGGTCGCGGCAACGTCTTCGCGCAAATCATCGGTGTTATCCTCGATTAATTCGTTTTCGGTTTCGAGAATGTCGTTCGATTCGCCGGTCAATTTGTTCCATATTTGTTTGACCGAATTTAACGTTACCAACGTGAACGCCGAATCCTTGTTCAACGTTTGCGACAATTGTTGCAAACCCACGGTGATTGCCATTAACGATTGAACTTTTAACATGATTTCGTTCAATCGTTCGTTTTCTCCGGCGAATAATCCGACCGCACCTTGCGCCGCCGACATCGCACCGGCAACGCCGGAAAATCCGGATATAACACCGGCGAAATGCGATTCATCATTCGCGAACACCGAACCGGCGGTTTGAATATCGCCGCGTATGTCACGCAAACGACCCAATTCCTCGATGATTTCGCGGTAACGACCTTGCGATTGGTCTAATTGTTTACCTTCGCGTTGATACGTGTCAACCAACATTGCCGCCTCGGCTTCCAATTCTTTGATGCGTTGTTTCAACGACATCGTTGATGTTGCCGATTTTTCCTTTGCGGCGGAATCTTTTATCGCGGCGTTCGCGGCGGCGATTAACGTTTTTTCCTCTTTTTGTAATGCGGTTTCTTGTTCTTTTGCTTTTTCGATGACCTTACGGCGAACGGTGATGTTTTCTTTGATTGCGTCACGTTGCGCACGCATCGCGATGACATCATCATGTTTTGACGGAACATTCGCGTATTTGTTACATTCCTCGGTCAACCGATTGTATTCGTTCGACAATTCATTGATTGCCGATTCATTTTCGCGAACAACCTTTGCGATGTTGGCATACGCCTCGCCGATGCCGTTCAATGTCGGAACGGCGTTCGTCAAAAAGCTGATGTCAACTTCCGGCACGGCGGAATTTATCAACGATTGAATTTTTGCGGATTGCGATTCACAATCGGCGGCAACGTTGTTCACGCTTGCGGTGATGTGTTCGATGCCGGCATCAAATTCATCGGTCGATATTGACGCGGCGAATGATAATTCGTTTTGTTCGCTCATTTTCTAACAATTATTTCATCATCGGTTGAACTTAAATCAATGTCTTGACACGCGTCTTTTGAATCATCATACAACGGCGCATCATCGGAATCGTTGTCATCGCCGGGCATCGGAACGGCGCGACTATATAAAAGGGCGTTCTCAAAACTGATTTCATACAACGCATATTTTTCATTGACGTTGAACAATTTCGCGATGCCGAGAACGGTTGCCCATGCACTGTCGTTTAATCGTCCGTTACCACTTCCTTTGACGGTTTTAGAATGTTTGCCGCGCTTAGGGAAGTGGTAATTGCGAAAAAAGTCGTTATCTCGTTTTGTTGCAACAATTTAACGATTAATTCATATATCACAGACGGACGGACATTCATCATGATTTTTTCGCCGAGTTCGACCGCACGATTGTATTTCGTTACGACCGTTTTACGGCGGCGAATTAACCCGAACAAATGTCGAGACACGGACATTGTTTCGCGTTCGCCGTTGACGTTTTTTGCGCCGAGAATCAACACACCGATTAATTCACCGATGCGGCGATAATGACGCGCATTTTGCAACGCCGAATAAATTCGATTTTCACGGTCGATTTTCGTTGCGTCAACAACCGGTAATGTCGATATTATTTCACTCGCGAGAATCAACGTTGCCAACGTTGGCGGCGCGATGTCATACCGTGTGCCGTCAATGTCGATTGATGCAACATTGCGTTCGAGAATTGCCGATGCAACACGGCTTTCGATTGTCGTTAAATTGTCGATTTCCATTGTCGAAATATTTAATTGTGCCGCACCGGGAATTGAACCCGGACATCGTGATGATGAACATCGCGTGTGCAACCGTACACCGTGCGACAAAATGCGAGTTTAACCACCAACTCGAAAGGACGTCTTTCCGTTTGTCATCATGAAATTGAGGAAATATGAAATGAGGGCGTTACGTTATTCGTCTTTTGCGGCGATGTCCGATGCGAGTTTGATGTTCTCTTTATCGGCGGCTTTCACGCGGAACCAACGGTATAATTCGCCGTCCTCACATTCAAGGATTTTGAACGTGAGGTCAACATAATTACCTTCTTCCTCGGATTGACCGGGACGGAATTTGACGTGACAACGGCGTGCTTTCAGACCTTTAGCACCGATGTTTTTCGGGGTGATTTTCAATGAAAAATCGTCCTCGACTTTGTTTGTGCTAACGACTAATTCGCCGTCTTCATTTTCGGTCGCGCCGGTGAATTGTCCTTCGGTGTCGAAATCCATTTCTTTGACGCGTGTCGTTACCTCGATTGAGGGTTCGCCGTCTTCCTCAGCGACAACAACGCCGCCGGTTGCTTTCGCCTCGAGCGAATCGCCGTCCGATGATGCAAGCGTTGTCGATTTGTCGTTGATTGTACCGACCGAGAACATTGCGGTGCTCATTGCATCGTCCGCGCCGGTGCGTCCGGCTTCAACGATGACTTGCGACCACGACATGATGATTTTTTTACGTTTCATGTTCTTTGGGGTATTTAATCATTTGAAATTGTTTGAAATTTGATTCGGGCAATAACAACGTATTGCTCGATGTCTTCATTGAACGTGTAATACGGCGTGCCGTCCGTGTTGATGAGATATTCGGTGTTGTCGAATGTGCGAACGAAATCATTGATTAAATCTTCGATTTCACCGATGCGCGTTAAATCGGCAACGGTTCGACCGTCCGCATTGACGATTACCGGAACGTAAACGTGCAACAACACAACGCCCATTTGAATTTGTTCGTCATATCCGGATAGGAATTTGACGATTGCATCTTCGGTCGTTGCGTTCACCGGACGCATACCGAAACGGTACACATCACCGGCGATTGATGCGCCGATTGTGCTGTTTTTGATGAACGCATAAAAATCGCGTTCGATTTGCATTTCGGTTTTCATTTTCGTTTTCCGAGCAATTTATCGGCAAGGCGTTCAGCCGTTAACCGCGCGTCAATTAACACGCGTTTGCCATGAACATTTTCAACATACGCCGCATATTCCATGCCGGCGCACACAATCAACACCAAACCGCGCGGATATTCGGATTTCAACCGCGACAAAACGTTTTGCGCTTGCCGTGCGCCGGTTGAACCATCACCGCCGGTTTTTTGATGTGCGATGTATTCCGTGCCGTCTTTGCGTGTACGTTTCACGTCACGTTGACCGGCGGCAACGGTCGTAGGCTTCGCGATTTGTTGTGTGACAACCGAACCGTTATTCAACACAATGTAACCGATTGATGAACGCAAATTGCCGGTGATGTCGTTATAATCACCGTTTTCACGCGCAATGCGAATACATTCCTCACCGATGTATTGCAACATCGTAACGGCGCGTTGTTTCGCGTCATCGGCTGATGTACGTAAACGTTCGGCGATTTTGTTGATATTGAATCGCCGAATTATCACGCCGTTATTTGTTTTCGATGCCATATTCGTTGCGTTATACGTCAATTTGCACACGACCGACCGATTCCGCCGGTGTCACTGACAACACGAAATAATCACCCAACGATTCACCGTTGCGCGTCAACCGAACATGATTAATGTCGGTGATGACGTTGATGTCAAGATGCGCGTTGCGCTCAATCATGACACAAAACGATGCTTGACGAAATTGACCGTCTTCATATCGTCCGCGCCGGGTGTCGGTGTTTGTACGAATCGACACGCGAATTGGGTCGCTCCATGCGGAAACGCCTTTCATCGGTTCGCCGTATTCGTTTACACCGCCGCCGGTGATGATTTCATATTGCAATGTTCCGTTCGTTCTCATGTGTGCGAATAATCATTCAATAAAGATTGGAAACGTCATCAATGACATTCAGAACGTCAGCGATGATTTCATCGGCATCAACACCGTACACGTTGCACCAATACGACAATGATTGCGTAACGGCATCTTGCGAAACTGATGTTGATACGCCGTTTTCGGTGCGCGATGCTTCAACGTAACCGCGAATCAATCCGACCGCAACCCGAAAGATTGAAACGTCTTTCGGGGTTGCATCGGCATCGGCGTTGATACCCTCGTTGAACAACGCGAATTTCAGCGTTGCGTCATCGGGGTAAAACGTGTTCGCGATTGCGTTGCACAGAGTGCGTAATGCTTCGATGTTTGTCATCGCATTAAACCTTTGTTTTCAGTGTGTAAATACCGTTCATTTCGGTGATGACCGGCAATGACAGAGATTCAGCCTTTGTGAACTCAACACCGCGCGAATTTGACGTTGCACCAACGCCCCATTGTGAAACGAGAATACGGTTGTTGGTTGAATACGCAACACCGGGTTCGGGTTTCAATTCGGCATCGGCAAACGCGTTTTTCACAACACCGAGTTTACCGTCCGGAATGAACACGAGGTTGTCGGCGTTCCATGGGGTGTAGGGTGTCGCGGTCTGACCGTTCTGAATGAGAACTTGACGGCGGACGGGAACGAAAATCGGGAATCCGTTTTCTTGCATGAACTCATTGAGGTCGCGCAATAGAACCGGTTTCGATGAACGGTCGTTGCCCCACATCATTGTTTTCATGCGTTTTGAACGACAGATGTACGAAATCAATGCCGGTGAACAAAGGATTTTCGCGAGAACGACCTTGTTTTGTGCGGCATCAAGGATTGCTTGAATGTCTTCAAAACAATCAACGGTGTCGCGATTGTCGGCAGTCCACGCGGTTGTTACGCTTGCGATGTTTTCGCCGGGTTGATTGTAATTGATTGTGCCACGCGCACCGCCTTCGGGGTTCGTTGTTGCATCGAGGGTGAATTTACCTTCGTTCGACAATGCGCCAAGGAAAATCATGTCGAGTTTTGCGTGAACGGCGTTGACAACGGTTGTGACATCGCCCCACATCAATTTGATTAACGCTTGTTTTTTCGCATCATCGCCGAGCGATTTTGAATCAAGCAACGCAAGGATTTTACGATACGTTGTTGATTTCATCGGCACGGTCAACGCGTGATTGATGATTGATTCTTTGAGGGTTTCAAGTCCGGCAGAACCGATGATTGGTTCGTTCGAGTTTTCGCCGATTGTGGCGGCGGCAACCGAAATGTTGTATTTGCCGATGATTTCCTCGAAATCGAGTCCGATTGTGGGAACGTCCCAATCGAGGTAATTTTCGTACACAACGTTGTCGAACAATTGCTTGTTCAGCTTTGAAACCGCATCAAAACGGATTTGAACTTGTTTTGTAAGTTCACCGTAAATTGAACTGTAAAATAAGGGTGTAGGCATGATTGTTTACGGTTTACGGTTACTGTTTGATGAAAATGATGTTGGGGTTTGCCGCAAGGCACACGCCGTTCAACCATTCGGGCAACATCGGTGTTGCCGACAATGCCGGTGTCAGCACAACAGCATCATACGCGGCATCAAATGTGTTGATTCCGGTTGATTTGAACTCGCGGTCTGCCGAAACAACCATGTTAGGGGTGTATCGGGGTACGGCTTTTTCGTCAACGAGGTCATCGGCGGCATTGATAAGCACGTCATCGGCTTTCAAACCGGTCAACGCCTTGTCGAATGTCACAACGTCATAATCTTCGTTGTCGGTTGCGATTGATTTCACGGTCACGATTACCGCACCGCCGTTTGTTGAAACGGCATCACCGGCGGCGAAATAATGACCTTTGGCAACGCGCGGCGCGGTCGTTGTCCCACCGGAAACGACCTTTGCGGTTTTGCATACTGCCGCCGACATTGTGTCGAAATCAACATAAAGGGGTGCGGCACATCTTACGACCGTGCCGGTTGCGTAATTGCCGACCGGTTTGAAACCGCCGGGCAATACCTTACATTCGCCGCGCCACATTTCGGGGAAATGTCCGGCGAGTGCACGTTTTTTAAATTCGATACCCATTTTCGTTGTTTTTTAAGGGTGAAAAACTACGGTCATTACGTTAACGGTCGGACAACGATTGCGCCCACGCTTCGGCGGCGGCGATGTCTTGTTCGTTTGTCGAACCGCCCTCATGTGCGTGACCTTTCGGCATGAGGTTGTTGTTAACTAAATCTTGTTTCAGCGATGTGAGCTCGGCATCGATGTCGGCATCATCGGCGAACGTCATGCGTTTCATGAGATATTCGGGTATGCCGAGGGATTTAGCTTTTTCGGCGATTGTGGCATTGCGTGCGGTCGCGGCTTTTTCGGCTTTCAGCGCGGCATTTTCCGTTTCGAGTTTGTCGAGTCGGTCTTGCCATTGTTTCGCCCATGCCGGTATTTCGTCACCGCCGTTGTTGCCGTTGTTTTTGTTTTCACCCTCGCCGTTGCCCTCGCCGTTGTTTTCGGTCGATTGCTTGGTCGATGGTTTCTGTGATGTCTTTCGTGTTATTTCCGATTGCATCGCCTTTGCAAACGGAACAACGGAATCCACCGCAGAATTTATTTCGTCATCGGTCGAATCGTCTTTCAAATTCGCCGTTCCGATTTCGGTCAATTCATCGAGAGCCTTTTTTGTCAGACCCATGTCTTTGCACTTCGATTTGAGTGCAGTTAAAAATTTTGTTTTCATTGTTATCGCGGTAAAAATGATTGTTACGTATGACGCAAAGGTAATAATAATTTTTGATTTTAGTATTTATTAGGTACTGAAATTTCAAAATTTTTTTATATGCAACTGATTGATATGTGTGTAGATACGCGATATAAGAATTTTTTAACAGATTTTTTCTGCCGAGAATGTTGCTTATTTCGGAAATAAGGCATAATTTTGTGACATCAAAACAAACAAAAACAATACTTAATAATCACCGTTATGAAATCAATCAACGACAAAATCAACGACATCAACGCAATTCGCGAACGCATCGCCGAAATCGACAACGCAATTGACAACGCATCATCGATTCGCGATTTCGATGAACACAACGCCGAAAAATCGGTCGCATTATCCGACCTTGAAATCGCCGTTGCCGAATTGCAACAATCAATCGCCATTGCAAAACAAATTCAAGACGATTCGATGTCGAAAAACGCACACAAACGCGTTACCGCGATGTACGTTGCACGTTGTTTAACGAAAACCGCCGAACGCGGCATCGTCATCAAATAAACCGAATGTTTAACCGCATAAATCAACGCAAAATGAACGCAAATCGCCGCCGACAAATCGCACAAATCGCGAAACGCATCAATGACGTGTATGAATCAATTGATTGCATACGTGCCGATATTGAGGGCATCAAAGATGATGAACAAGAATCATACGACAATATGCCGGAATCAATTCAATACGCGTCCGAACGTGCCGAAAATTCATTAAACGCAATTGATGAATTGGACGATATTTTATCGAACCTCGATTCGATTCAAACTGATGTCGCAAACCTTGCCGACCAATGCACGGATTTTGAGTATTAATTAACCGGGGGCAACATTCACCGGTTGCCCCCACAACAAAACATCAACGCAATGATATACACAATCGCATTTTTCAAAAACGGTGTTCGCACGGACGTTGCGACATTCACCGATGACATGAACGGCGCATTGAATTACGCCACCGGATTCGCCGAGGCAATCGCGATGAACGATGCCGCCGGCAATTGGTTGTTCAACAACCCGAACGACAATCGCGAATGGTTGACCGAAAACAACCCGGTTTGCATCGCATACGACAAACGCACGATGTCCGTGTTGAACAATTCCGTCATGATAACAATCGACAACAACAATCATTAAATCATCATCGACATGAATACAATTAATCGTACACCCGAAACAATCGAATTGAACGCACGTTTGCAAATCGTGCGCCTTGATGAACTGACATTCAACACACCGAACGGTCGCGCAAATGTGCGCGGTTACGGATTCCGCATCGCCGGATTAGGTTACGTTCGTTTCAACGCTGATGCCGCCGGCATACCGTATTCGCCGAACGGCGGCAAACGCGCATTGCAATCAATCATCGATGACGGCGGTTTCACCGATTACAACGACATCACGTTCGTGAACGCGTTGAACGAACCGACCGATGATTTCACAATCGCCGACAGTCTGATGACGCATTATTGCCGCATGAAAATCACGCACCCGGACGCGTTGATGATATTGCGCAACGAAACGACATCACCGGAAACATACGAATTGATATTCGATGATGCGCACGTTGCCGCCGGAATCATCGACCGCAATGTCAAATTCGTGCAACGCGACACGAAATTCATTCCGGTCGTGTCGTTCCCATGTCACGACCTCGATACGGTGTTACCGAAAATTATTCACGCCGGACATCGTGTCGCAATATGCGACATCGCACAACCGCGACATTATTTCAACCGTCAATCCGAATCATCAACATCAAAATAACAATCGACATGAAAACGAACAAAACGTACACAATCGGCGCGAACGGCGCAATCGCCGGATTCGTGTTCACGGCGAAAAAACGTGCAATCGCGTTCGCCGATGAATTAAATCGCATTGCCGGATTCCCGGTCATCGTGATATGCGAACAAACACGCCGCACGGTTTACACGGTCAAATAAAACACGAACGAACATGAAATATCATTACGAATATCGTTGGCGATGCGCGAATATGTGTTACGGCGGCATGACATCGCAAACGTTCCGGAATTACGCCGACCGTTACGCATACCGACCGACAAATCGCGGCGAACATTGGTTCATCGAACGTTTCCGGGTTTATGAATGAACCGCAAA